ATTCAACAAAAACAAATCAAAAGAACACGGGCGAACAACCCGTGTTTTTTTATTCCTAATTTTTCGTAAAACAAATTTTCACTAATTGTATTTTTGCGGTATGCAGAAGAAGAATTGGTTTGAAATACAAAATGAAGCAACGTCGCCAAAAGCGGACGTTTACATTTATTCGGAAGTTGGCGGACACGACGTGAACGCGAAAACATTTATTGACGAATTGAAATCAATTGGAAACAAAGAAATCGACGTTCACATTAATTCGTTAGGCGGATCAGTATTTGACGGATTGGCAATTTACAACGCGTTAAAAAATCATTCGAAAAAAGTTACAACAAAGGTTGAAGGAATCGCGGCGTCGATTGCAAGTGTTATCGCAATGGCGGGTGACACAATAGAAATGGCGGAAAATTCATTGTTTATGATTCACAATCCATTTGCAATGAGTGGCGGCGACGCAAACGAATTAAGAAAAACCGCAACGATATTGGACAAAATCAGAAATGAAATTGCGGACATATACGCGTCGAAATCAAATCACAACGCGGAACATTATATTAATTTAATGGACGTTGAATCGTGGTTTAATTCAAACGAAACATTAGAATTGGGATTGATTAACGGGATCACACAACCAATGAAAATCGAAAACAATTATGACGTTTCAAAGTTTACTAATATATCAAGTGAAAAAATCAATAAAATTATTAATCAAACAAAAACAATAGTTATGGCGGAAAATACGCAAAATGAAGTTGTTGAAAACAACAATGAAAATCCAACGAATGACGCAAGTTTAATTGGAAAAATCAAATCAATGTTAGGTGTTTCAAATGAACACGAAGAAGGACACGACGAATCAGTTGCAGAAGAAACGGATTGGGCGAAAACTTACGAAGAAATGAAAGATCGCGTTAACAATTTAGAAGACGCCGTTCATAGAATCGAAGAAGCAATGGGAATGAAGGAAGAAGAAATCGAAAATAAAACAAAAGAATTAGAAGTTGCCAAAGAAGAAATCAAAAACAAGGTTGAAGAATTGGCGAAAGTAAAAGCGGGAAAAACGGACGTGAAGGCAAATGTTGATCCGTCAGTAAACGCAGAAAACGCAGTTGATCCAAACGCGGCATTTTTTAACGCAATGGTGAAATCAATTCAAAGACGAGCATAACAATAAAAAATAATCAATAACATTAAAATTTAAGAAAATGGCAAACGTAGCATTAGACAACATTAGCGCAACATATTCGGGCGCAAACTTTAATGAATTGTTTTTAGAGCCGCTATTTAGGGATAGCGACATAATGCAATTCAGAGTAATTCCAAACGTAAAACACAAAATGAATCTTTACACGGCGGACGCTTTATCGTGTATTGTTCAAAAATACACGGGTTGCGGTGGAAGTGAAAGTGGGGATTTCAACGTGAATGACAAAGTAATAACGGCGGGAAGAATGAGGGTTGCAGTATCTCAATGCCAAGACGCATTTTTCGGAACATATCTTGAAGAATCATTCAAAAATGGTGTTAACGTGTTCAATTTAGAAGGAACACAATTAATGGACACAATTCTTGCAAACGTAAGACAAGGAATTTCGGAAGACATCACGAAATTAGCGTGGTGGGGTGATATTTCGGCAAGTGGTGACAATGCGGCTTGTTATAATTCAACCGACGGGTGGTGGAAAATGTTTATCGCAGATTCAACAATCAACGGAAGAAAAACAACAATTGCAAATTCGGGATCATTTGCGGCGGGTGACGCGATCACGGCATTACGTGCAATGTGGACGGCATCACCAAGCGCATTGCAAGGTGTAGCAAATAACGAAAAAGCAATTTACGTTTCAAGATTAATGTATGACGATTACTTAACGTCATTGGAAAATTTAGGAAACGCGGAAGGATTTTCACAATTAGTTGACGGATCGATCAAGGTTTATTTTAGAGGTGTAGAAGTTATTCCAATGTATGGTTGGGATTCGGCGGTTTCACAATTAACAATAACGGACGACGTAAGGGCGGCGTATGTTGCAAAACAAAATCTTGCAGTTGGAACGGACACGAACGATCCCGAAGGTGAAATGAAAATGTTTTATGACGATCTAACGGAAAAAGTTTACGTTAGGGCATATTTCAAATTAGGCGTTCAGTTTTTACACGATTCGTTAGTTCAAATAGGTTATTAATCAATAAAAAAAATTAAGATATGGCAATTACAGGTGGACATAACGTAGTTTGTTGCGATAGGAACAGACGTGGCGGATTAAAAGCAATACATTTAGCAAATACGGACGACATAACATCATTCACGGCGGACACGGCGGCGGGATCGCACGGATATTCGGCGGTTGTTATGACGGGCGCGGCGGTTTTCTACAAATGGGAATTTGATCGAGGAAGCGCGGGTTTTACGGCAAATGCAACGCGTGAAAACGGATCAACATTAATTGAAGTTTCATTAGAATTTTACATTCCAAAAGTGACGGGCGAAGTGAATCACGATTTAATGGAGTTAGTGACGTCGTGTGGAATTACGGCAATCGTTGAAAGTTACGCGGACGATTGTCAAGATCCCGCAGTTACTTACAAATTCGTTTTAGGTTGGGACGAAATTTTTGAAGAAACGGCATATATGGAATTCACAAGTGGTGAAGAATCGACGGGTGTTGGTTTGCAAGACGCAAACGGAACGGCAATCACGATCACGACACAACAAGGCGAATACCCAAGAGCATTCACGGGAACAATTCCCGTTTAATTCTTAACACAATAAGAATATAACGTTTTATTCAAAATTGTTTGAATTCAAATTAATTGGGGACATATAAACGTGTTCCCAATTTTTTTTGAAATAAGTTCGAAGAAATACAATTTTTTTGTATTTTTAACAAAACAAAAATTTAAGAAATAATGGCAAAATACAAATTACACAAAGACGTTGCGGGTGCGAAAAGTTTTAGATTTAACGGGACGAAATACGAAACACATTCCGTTGATCAAAAGACATTAAAAAAATTATTCAAAGACGGATTCGAATATGTAAGTGAAACAAAAGAATCTAAAAAATCACCTAAAAATGCGCAAAAAGAAACAAACGACAACGCAGAAGATTAAAGCGGCGGGACAAAAATTGGGTTTCACAAAATTTGACGTGATCAATTTAGGTGTTCCCGAAAAAATCCGTGAATCCGTAGATCTTAAAAGCATACGAACGCCGTTCATTCCGTTTGGTGACGATAACTTATTTCCACAATTTCTTGCAGAAGTGCAAAGGCAATCGCCAACACACCGCGCAATTTTGGGACAAAAAAAGATTTTATCGATCGGAAAACAATTCCATTCGGAATCGGACGCCGTGCAATCTTTTATTAATGACGCGAATTCGGACGGCGATTCAATGCGTGAAATTTACGGGCGATTAATGAATGATTATTATTCATTCGGAAATGCTTATTTACAAGTTGTAAAATATGAAGGTGGAATCAATTTGTTTCATATAGACGCAACAAAATGTCGTGTTTCAAAAAATCAAGAACATATTTGGATTCACCCCGATTGGGCGAAATACGGATCGTCAAAGAATGACGCGGTTGTTGTTCCCGTTTACCCGCATTTTGAAAAAAACACGGCAATAATTCAATTCAAAGATTATGAGCCGACATTTAATTATTACGGATTGCCCGATTTTGTGGCGGCGTTGGAATGGTTGGCGATTGATTGGGAATTACAAAATTACAATCATACAAAATTCAAAAACAATTTTACGCCAAGCGCGATCGTTGAAATAAACGGCGATATGGGCGAAGAAGAAGCGGAAAAATTAGTAAAAGACGCACAACAAAAATGGACGGGAAAAAACAATAATTCAAAGATTTTGTTTTTAGTTAAAAACGGCGACACGTCACCCGCAAACGTTACATTATTGGGTGACACAAAAGACGGATCATTTATGGAGTTGCAGAAATTAACGTCACAAAATATAATTACGGCGCATAGGTGGCAACCCGCAATGAGTGGAATTGTAAGTTCGGGAAAATTAAGTTCAACGGGAAATGAAATTCGCGTTGCGTGGGAAATGGTTATGGGAACAATAATCAAAGACGTTGAAGAATTAATTTTTGGAAAAATTCAACGTGTTATTTCCGACAATACAAGTTTACCAATTGACGATTTCCAAATCATATATGAGCCGCCCGTATCGTTTTTGTCGGACATTGTGCCGTCCCAAGTTTTAACGATCAACGAACAACGCGAAGTTTTAGGATTCGAAGCAACGGAATTCGGCGATCAAATGTTAACTAATAAAACATCAAAATAATATGGCAATTGAAAATAATTATTTGGGATATGATCCATTAATAAGTGCCGCGCAAACAATACAATATGCGTTCACGAATCAAAACACCGATCCCGCGTTGATTAGTAATAATTTGATTCAAATGGCAGAATTCGCACATTTGAAATCCGCGATCGGATCGGATTTTTATTTGCATTTGAAAAAGATTTTCAATTCAACACCGACGGGAACACCAACAACCGAAGAAACAAATTTTTTGGCGGAATGGTTAATTCCCACGTTTGCGTGGTTTGTTAGATTTGAAGTAATAAACGAAATCCAAGACAATTCAACGTCAAGTGGAATCGTGTCGGCAATTCCCGATTTTGCAAAAGTTGTAACACCAAAAGAATTGAACGTTTACAAACAAGATACATACAGACGTGGAAACGTTATGTTACAAGCAATGATCGAATTTTTAGATAAGAACGCAACGGAATTTCCCGAATACAAATCGTCAAATTCGGTTGATTGTGGCAATACAAAAACGGGTGTGTCAAAACAACACGGAATGATTATTTATTAAATTATGCCATTACCAACGCCAAACAAAGAAGAAACCAAAGACAAATTCGTTTCACGTTGTATTGAAAACGACGTAATGAATGAAGAATTCCCAAACTTAACACAACGAATTGCGGTTTGTGTTTCACAATGGGACAATAAAGACAAAAAACAAACAACAAAAGAAAAAAAATAATGAGTTCGAATTTACATAAAGATCTAATCGACGCACAATTACACGTTCCCAAAGGATTTGAATTTGCGGCAAATAGCACGAAATTAACAAAAGACGCGTCGGGAAATTTAGTTTGGGCGGCGGACACGGCGGGTGGTGTCACATCAATAATTGCGGGAACAAACATTTCAATTTCACCAAGTGGTGGAACGGGTGACGTCACAATTAATTCAACGGCGGCAAGTATAGACACGCACGAACAATCATTTCGGGGTTGTATGAATTACCTATCACCAAAAGCACCCAAAAGTGGATCAGCAACAAACAATTATTTTATTCGTCAATTGGGTTGTCGTGAAATAAGAGTTTCGGACAATTCACACGCAACGGACACGGGGGGGACATTATCACCAATTGCGATTCCCGCAAGTGCGATCATATGTGCCGCCGAAAAAATTGTAAAATCGGACGAAACATTAAGTGGATTCAATGGAATAATTTTTTCTAACGCCAATGTAAACATTAGTTTCGCGTTATTCAAAGCGAATGGTTGCGAGAAGGAAACGGATTTACGCGATATGACGTTATTACACAAAGAAGATTTGATCATAAAAACGGGGACAAATTGTTTTTCAAGTAATTTGAATTTGCCGTTGGTTGCTCAAGATATGATCATTCCCGCAATTTCAATTAGTGCAACGGCGGACATTCAATATGTTGCCAATCTTATATTCAAAAACTAAAATTTAGAAATGGAAAAAGTAATCGCAGTTTGTCAAAAAATTTGTCCAATGACAATTTCAATCAACGCGGTTGCGGTGGGTGTTTCTTTGTCGGATATTGAATTAATTTTGAAATTGGCGTCATATAGTGTCGCGATCATTTGGACAATTATTAAAGTGATCAAAGAATTAAAAGAATGGAATTCCAATGTCAAAACGTAACGGGAAAAACAAAATT